ACCAAGTCTGCCCATGATCACGCGAAATCAGTGCCCGAGATCGCGTGAAATAGATGCCCAGCTTCCCGTGAAATCACTGCCCACGATCAGATGAAATCTGTGCCCACCATCCCGCGAAACACGCAGCTTACAGACCGCGTGCCGCTGTAGCGCGCTCCCAAAAGCGCACTGTGGCGGAGTTTCAGCTCATCTAGGGTCATTGGTCATTCCATGTATTTTGGCGTACTGATCTTCCAGCCGCGCCGCCGGGGCGTTGCGACCCAGCCGGCCTGTGGTTCGGTCGGTTTCTCGGGGGCGTCTGTTTGCGAGGTGACGACTGTTTCTACGCCGGCCTGCTTCTCCAATTGGCGCCACATCCGCTCATCAAAGCGGTCGGCGCCGAGGATCCAAGCGGCGGCCCGGGCATAGACCCGTGTGTCCAGCGCCTCGTTGCGCTCGCGCATCTTTTGCCATTCCTGGCGGGCATAGCCGCGACGGTCGCGGATCGTGACCAGTTGCTCAGCCACCAGCTGCTTCAGCCATTCGCTGTCTGTCCAATCGGGCAGGTGGATCATGCCCGCCGGGTTCGGTGCGCCCAGCGCGCGATGCTCATCCGATGGCCGCTCAATCCGCAGATAGCGATAGGTCTCGGCCTTGAAGGTGGCGGTGGCCACAGTCCAGAGCCGTGCACCTCGTTTCAGCTTGCGTCCATTCACCGTCGCGTCGACGAAGGTCGGCCCCGACACCGGTGTCGCCCGGTTGAAACCTTCGAGGCCTTTGACTGGTGTGACCTGCGATATCCCCTGCGCCCGCGCCCAGGCGTAGACGGCTGAGGTCTCATAGCCGGTGTCGATGGCCAGTTTGGCCAACGGCATCACGGCGCCGTTCTCATGGACCCAGGTTTGACCGAGCAGCGCTGTTAGCGCCTGCCAGCATGCGGGATCACCAGGGCCGCCCGGAATAACGATGTGATCGACGAGCCAGCTTTCCAGACCTCGGCCCCAAGCCCAGACATCGACCTCGATGCGGTCCTTCTGCACATCGGCCCCCGCGGTCAGGAACAGACCACCCATCGGGATCTGTGCCGCATAAGCCTCACGCCGATCCGCCAGCCGCTGCCATTCCGGCGCGTCCCCGCTTTCGACCCAGGTCTCGCCCAGGAGGGTGTTGCGCGCTTCGCGCATCATTTCATCTGACCCCTGGGCCGCCAGCCAGTCCCGCGCTATCTGCTCCCAGCTTTTCCAGCCGATCGGCGAATAAAGCGCCGAGAGGTGGAACCCGATCGCATTGGGATCAGCACTGGTCGCTGTCGCCCGCCATTCACCACGCGCCAGCATGTCCGTCTTGTGGTGCTCGGCGATCGGGCGCTCGCAATCCTTGCAAGCATAGGCGGCGGTTTCCGGCCGTCCCTTGTCCCAGCGCAACCGCTCGAACTGCAGCCATTGCATCTGGCCGCAATGTGGGCAGGGCACGAAGTAGCGCCGTTGGTCACTGGCCTCGAATTCGCGTTCGATGCGCGACAGGCCTCGGATCGTGGGCGTCGAGACCATGAACACCTTGCGCCGATGCGCGAAGGTCGTGGTGCGCGCCTCGGCCAACGTGACCGGATCGCCTTCTTCGTCGGCCGATGCCGGATAGGCATCGACCTCGTCTAGAAAAACATAGCGCGCGGGCATCGAGCGTAGGCCTGTGGCCGAGTTTGCCCCCGTTAGCACCAAAATGCCGCCTGGGAATTCCTTTGAAAGCATCGAGTTGCCGGCATCACGCGATCGCGCCGGCTGGACGCGTTCTTTCAGCGCCGGGCTGTCCTCGATCAGCGGATCGATCCGGCCCCGCGATGTTCGCTTGGCCATCTCCACAGTAGGCAGCACCGCCAGCATCGGGCCCGGCGCGTGATGGATCACGAAACCGATCCAGTTGTTCCCTGCCTCGGTAGCCCCGACTTGGGCGGCCTTCATGAAGCTGATCCGCTGTGCTGGGTGGTTTGGCGACAGCGCATCCATAATGGCGCGCAGATATGGCGCGCGAGCCGTGCGATACCGACCGGGTTCTGCTGCCGCCCGCGACGACAGCCAACGATGCTTGTCCGCCCATTCCGACACAGTGAGGTCTGCATCAGGCCGCATGCCCCGGCGCCAGGCACGCAGGACGTCCTGGGCGCCGTCAAACCCGAGATCGAGGCCGGTGGTCAGATCGTGGTCATCTTTTCCTTCTCTATCATGCAAGCGAGACCCTGAGGTCTGCGAGGGCGTCGAGCTGCTCTCGGACATGGGTTTCCAACACCCTCTGCAAGATTGCAGTCTCGATCGTCACCGCCTTGCCGGATGCCTTCTCCATGTCTGCGGACAAGTGTGCGGCCATGAGCGCCGCCACGCGTGTGGGCCAGGTGACCCAAAGATCCCGCTCTTGGCGGGCCAGACGAAACACCAGAGTCTCGGCCCGCGCGCGATCCACCAACACGCCCTTTTTCTTTTGGATCGAGAGCTGACGCTCCTGAGCCTGATAGACGGTTAGCGCCGTCCGGGCCTTAATGTAGGACGTGCTGTCGCCGGGGCCGGAGACTGCCGGACCGTCACCAGCTGCACCAAACCCACTACGTGAGCGCATCTGTTGATCCGGATCGGTGGCAGCCCCACGCCGCGCATCCGAGGCCACCGCGTTGATAGACCCGTCTGCAAAAAGCACCAGCCGACCGGTCTTTCGGGCCTTCTGAACAGCCCCGCGGGAGATTCCAGCATGCTCGGCATAGGCGCGTTCGGATAGTCCTTCCATGGCGATTGGATTGACCTCAAAATATTGAAAATAAACAGAAAAAACTGTCTATTTGAGTTGATTACACTTCGGCTAAGAGCGATTCTCTTATCAAGCAAATTGCCTGATTGGAGAAACACAGATGACCCTTGCCACCCGCTACAACGCCGAAGCCAAACGCCTGATGCCGCACATGTCAGACGATCTCCTGGTTGACCCCGCGATCGACAACGCCTGCCACATCGACGAGATCGTGTTCCGCCGCAGCGAATATCTGGGCGGCATGGCGGCGGTCCTCCTCGCGCTGATTGAACAGCAGAAGTGAGCATTGCCATGAACGCGATCAGTACCCTCCGCATCGACCACGACACCTTACCCAACCAGTTTGACCGCTCGCGGCCCGATGATGTTGCAGAGGCCATCGAGGCTGCCCTGCGCGATGGTGGCATCTCAGCCGAAGCCTCCGATGTGATCTCCCACATCAAGATCGAACTTCCGACCACCCAGCTTGCCGCTGCCAGCGCCCTGCTGGCCAGCCTGCAACTCATTTGAAGGAGGGCAGGATGAGCACGCGTGCACAAATCGCCATCCAGATCGGTCCCGAAAAATGGGCCCACATCTATACGCACTTTGATGGTTACCCCGAGCACATGCTGCCGGCGTTGGCGGCGTGGACGCCCGAGGACATCCTCGCCGCTCGCGAAATCCGGCAAGTCCGCGCCGATGAACTCGACTGCTTCGACCCGCCCCGAGTGCCTCGCATCCTGCCGCGCCCGACCTGCGAGCTATCTTATCTCTATGTCTGGCAAGATGGGGTGTGGGTCGATGCGACGGCCTCTGCCGAGTGATCATATAGCAAGGTTATTGCTCTGATTTTGCTACGTTAATCGGCTCGTCAGAGCGATTGTGATTGCACCAAAACGATGCAACTCACCTGAAAGGCCCACGCCATGACCACCTCCACCCTGATCGCCAACTTCCGCGCCGCCGCTGAAGAGATCGAAGCACGCCTCGCGCCCAGCGCCTGCGCCATGATCGCCTCGCACAGCTGGATCGTCATTGACGACTTCGGACCCCTGACCTTCACGCTGACGCCTGAAGGCGGCAAGCATCTCGCCACCTGCACGGGTCATGGGCGCGCACATAAGGTCAACCGCTTCACCCGTGAGGATGCCGAGCGCCTTGCTCGCGCCTGCAACGCCCGCGCCGCCTTCTGGGCCGACGCTGCGCGCGAAGAGGCCGCAACGCTGCGGAGCCACATCGCGACGCTCGAAGCTCGCAGCGCCGCTTGAAACCCAACCGGCGGGGCTCAGCGCTCCGCCAGCCCCCATCACGAGGATTCCGACCATGACCACGCATCCCTGCCTTCCCAGTCGCAACGAGGATTACGGCTTCTTCCACACCCTGACCGTCTGCCCTGAGCGCGACCGTCGCAGCGCGGAGGTCTGGAACCTCGCCTCGCGCCTGATCGCCGAGGCCATAGGCGCCAGCAGCGAGGACGAGATGATCGGCATTCGCGACTTTCTCGACAGTCGCATGGGCCGCCACGTCGCCGATGATGTCGTCGACAACATAACGGGCTGCAATATCGGGCTCGAGGCTGCCATCGACTCCGTGATCCGCCGCTGGCAGGGCTGGCGCATCGATCGTGCTACAGAACGCTCCGAGGGTATCCCCGCAGGGCTGCCTTACATGACGGGCTGGGTGCAGCACTTCGCCGTCGAGGCCGCGATGGCCGAGAGCGACTGACCCATCCCCGACATCCCCATCACGACAGGAGGCCAAGATGCCCAAACTCACCGATACACAGTCCATCATTCTCAGCCGCGCGGCCACGCGCCCCGACAATCTCGCCATGCCGCTGCTTGAAGGGCTGGCCGGTGCTGCCGCGAAGATGGCGGTGGCCAAGATGATCGAACGCGGCTGGCTCGAAGAGGTCGAGGCCAATCTGCGTCGTGGCGATCCGCTCTGGCGCGAGACCGGCGATGGTCACGGTATCACGCTGGTCGCGACCGAAGCTGGCCTTGCCGCGATCGGCATCGAGCCCGTCGTCGCGACGACCATGAGCAATCTGCGCAAGTCGAAGCTGGAGCTGGCCTCGGCGGCAAGGGAGCCCGCCGAAATATCACCCGATGTCGACACGTCGAAGCCGGTGGCTATCCGTGCCGGCACCAAGCAGGCGCAGATCATCGCGCTCTTGCAGCGGCCCGAGGGGGCGTCCATCGGCGAAATCGTCGAGGCAACGGGTTGGGCGCCGCATTCCGCCAGAGGCATGATCTCGGGCGGGTTGAAGAAGAAGCTCGGCTTCGATGTCGCCACGAGCTCAGACGCGCAGCGCGGGCGGATTTATCACATCCGCGGATCAATATGAGGGGGGTTGCCTTCAATTCTTGTCTATATGTTGATCCGTCCTTGCGAATCGAAACTCTATGGCAGACAAGGCTTCTCAGGTTAACCGCCTGTTGACCTTCTCGATTTGCGGACCTGCTCGCTGCAAATCTGCCTCAACTCAGGACCAGCTTCGGCTGGTCCTTTTTCATTTGCGCTCGAACCGTGTGAACAGTCTGCGCAGCGCGTAGCCGCGGATCAACGAGATCGCGGTAAAGAACAAGCCCAGCGCCAGGTTTTCGCCAAGGCTCGGGTTCAAGTCGAACCACGGAAACACCACCAATTGCGTGGCTACCGCCAGCGCGTATACCACCAGGACATTGGTGATGGCCTCGATCAAGGAGAGGCGGCGCGACTGCATCACGCCGCCAGCCTCTGGGATTTCAGCGCCGAGAACGTCTCGCCGCTATCCACCAGAACAGCCTCCTGGCCCGTGAAAGATTGCCAGCGCTCGATGGCGACATCGACATAGGTCGGGTTCAACTCGATTCCGAGGCAGACGCGGCCGGTCGTCTCGGCCGCGATCAGTGTGGTACCCGATCCCATGAAGGGTTCATAGACCGCCTGGCCGGGACTCGAGTTGTTCAAGATCGGCCGCCGCATGCATTCGACCGGCTTCTGCGTGCCATGTACGGTGTCGGCATCTTGATCGCGGTTGGCGATCTGCCAGAGCGTGGTCTGCTTGCGATCGCCCGCCCAGTGCCCTTTGCCTTTTACGCGCACGGCATACCAGCAGGGTTCATGCTGCCAGTGATAATCTCCGCGGCTGAGCACCAGCCGGTCTTTGGCCCAGATGATCTGCGAGCGAATGGCGAAACCCGCGGCGATCAGACTGTCGGCCACGGTCGCAGCATGCAGCGCACCGTGCCAGATATAGGCGACATCGCCGGGGAAGAGGGACCAGGCCTCGCGCCAATCTGCGCGGTCGTCGTTCAGCACCTTGCCGGTGCGCTTCGTCTTGGCGGCCCCCGCCTGGTTGCGCCAGGACGGATCGTATTCCACGCCATAGGGCGGGTCAGTGACCATGAGGAGGGGCCGCACATCACCCAGCAGCCGCCCGACCACGTCGGCCGAGGTGCTGTCGCCGCAGATCAGCCGATGTGATCCAAGTTGCCAAAGGTCGCCTGCAACCGACACAGGGTTAACCGGCGGCTCTGGGATATCATCCTCACCCTCAACGGCCCCATCGTCGCTTACCGCCTCTGGATCCTGCAGAAGGGCATCCAGATCCTCATCCGAAAAGCCCAGGAGATCGAGGTCGAAGTCTTCCGCCAATAGCCCTGCGATCTCATCACGCAGCATCGCCTCGTCCCATTCGCCAAGCTCGGTCAGCTTGTTGTCGGCGATCCGATAGGCTCGGCGTTCGGCCTCGTCGAGATGGCCGAGCCGGATCACCGGCACCTCGGTCAGTCCCAGCATCGTCGCAGCCAGCACTCGGCCATGGCCTGCGATCAGCTCGCCATCGTCGGCTACCATGCAGGGTACCGTCCAGCCGAACTTGGCCATGCTGGCCGCGATCTTCGCGACCTGGTCGTCGCCATGCATCTTGGCATTGCGGGCATAGGGGCGCAGCCGGTCGAGAGGCCAACTCTCGATCTGGCTCGGCGCGAAGACGAGGTCCATGGGGAGGTGCTCGGGATGATGGGGGAAAATGAAAACGCCCGCGAGGGGGATCCTCCGGGCGCAAATCTTCGATGGTTCTTTGGTACGTCAAGGGGGCTAGAAATGTCAATCCATTTTGTGACTTTGAATCAAAGGCTTCGGGTCGCCTTGACGAAGGTGGCTGCCGGGAGTGGCTTCCGCGGTCTCTGGATTCCGATGGGTGGATTCCTTGGATTCCAGTCGGAATCCACCCTGCCGTAGGCGGTCAGTGCGCAAGTCGTTGAAAATGAGTCAAAATCTCGGCTACGCCAGCGCAACTGGCTTCTAGGTGGATTCCCCGGTGAAAATCCAAGTCGCTAGAAAACTTGCGCGCTAAGCCCCCCCGTATACGCAAAGGCCCGGGGAGGAACCATGGGAGGGGGAGGAATATTATAGCTCCCCACCCACACCCTTAAATTTGTCTACGAACGCTGAAATTTTTTCGAAGACGGTCATCTTCTTGGTCCGAAACTGAGGATTTAGTGGGCTCATCTTGGGGAGTATGGCATTGAGGTCAGCACCGTTTTCACTTGCAAATTCGCGTTTTATGGAAGCAGAAATATAGCGCCTTGCCGCATCGGAATTTAGATCTTCCGACTTGATAAGCTCGTCTAACTCTTTGAGTTGCTCCTCCCGAGCAAAAGAGAAAAAGGCATCGATCACACCTGCCTTATCATCAATCTGATCAAGATCAGTCTGGTTGATAAAGTCCACAATTAGGCTCTCTTTGGCACGATTTCCAAGGCTGCCGCGAATGACGCGGCGAGCATCCTCAATCAGATCCCCTTTGCTCTTTACCTTTTTGTTTTTCTCAAAGATGAGCTCGAGGATGTAGTCGAGGTTAATCTCTTGCGATTTTAGAAGATCCACTTCGAAAACGACATCATCCCACTCGATATTGGTCTGTTCTTGCTCAGCCGAAGACTTTTCCCGACGCAGCCAATCGCGAATGTCATTGTATGTCGATCTATAGTCTTGAACCGCTCGGTCTGAAGGCAGTTCTACCGCTTCCAGGTCGTGTAGATCCTCGTCGCTCAAATAGTGCTTTTGCTTGAACTCCTCAACGGCAGCGGGATTTGTTAAATCGAGCCCCTGATAGGCTTTCAATGCAGAAAACTCGTCGTAGTTCCTGAGCACATTCTCAACTCTCAGATACTCACCAAAGAGCTTTGCGAACTCTTTTTTATCTGCTTCTTTTACAATCTCATCCGGCTTTGGAAAGCGCTCGGTCAGCTCCTTCACAACATCAATGAACCCGCGTCGCGCCGCGCCGGTTTCCTGATCAACGAAGCCATTCATGTACTCGTCGTAGCTCTTTTCAAGCACGACGTTCTTTGTGTTCTTGTCACCGAACAGCGTGATCGCATCAACGGTCGCTTGCTCAAGGTCCCTAAACGCTACGATATTGCCGAACGTTTTGGTCGCATCGTAGATTCGATTGGTCCTTGAGAACGCTTGCATCAAGCCATGGAAGCGAAGATTTTTGTCGACAAACAAGGTGTTGAGCGTAGGCGCGTCAAAACCTGTAAGGAACATGCCGACAACAATAAGCAAGTCGATTTCCTTAGAACGAACCCGGTTGGCAAGATCGCGGTAGTAGTTTTGAAAGCCTCTGCTATCGACACTGAAATTCGTTTTGAAAAAAGAATTATAATCTTTGACGGCGCCGCTCAAAAACTCCTTGGCACTACTATTCATTGCGGACACATCGAAGCTTTCGTCCTGGATGTCGCCGATTGCATCTTGCTGTTCGTTGGCCGCAAATGAGAAGATGGTGGCGATCTTAAGCTGCTTTTCACTGTCCGCCTGTAGGTCGTTTAAGGTTTCATAGTAGAGCTTCGCTGCGTCCACGCTACTGACAGCGAACATGGCATTGAAGCCACCGTTTCCCATTTGCATCCGGTGAGTTTTTTGACGGTAGTTGGTGAGAATATACTGGGATATTTCCCGAATACGTTCTGGATGAAGGAGGGCTTGCTTGTTTTCAGCTGCGCTGAGCTTTGTGTCGTCTTGCTCACTTTCGATGGCTTTGAATTTCGGACGCACATCATTGTAGTCGACCTTAAACTTTAGCACCTTTTCGTCGCGAATGGCATCGGTGATCACATAAGAGTGCAGCTCGCGTCCAAATACTCCTGCTGTCGTTTCAGCACCTAGCGCATTCTCAGGAAAGATCGGCGTTCCGGTGAAGCCAAATTGGTAAAATTGTTTGAACTTTTTCTTCAGATTCTTCTGTGCTTCGCCAAACTGGCTGCGATGGCATTCATCGAAAATGAACACTACCTGCTGGTCATATACCGGCAGACCTCCCTCTGACTTCATCAGGTTGTTCAGCTTTTGGATTGTTGTGACGATAATTTTATTATCATCTTTGCCCAAGTTGACCTTCAACCCAGCCGTGCTTTCGGATCCATTAACACTATCAGGGGAAAACTTCTGGTATTCTTTCATGGTCTGGTAGTCGAGGTCTTTTCGATCGACGACGAAGAATACTTTGTCGATGAAGTCCAGCTCGGTTGCCAACCGTGCTGCCTTGAAGCTCGTCAGCGTTTTGCCGGAGCCTGTGGTGTGCCAGATGAAACCTCCGCTTTCTGGATTGCTCCAGTTTTTGGATTCATATGAGCTTTTGACCTTCCACAAAATGCGTTCAGTCGCAGCAATCTGGTATGGGCGCATGATCAACAGAGTGTTGCTAGTATCAAAAACCGAATACTGTAACAGAACGTTCAGCAGCGTGCGCTTCTGAAGGAAGGTCGCGGTGAAGTCCTTGAGATCCTTGATCAAGCTATTGTCAGACTTCGCCCAGTTCATGGTGAAGTCAAAGCTGTTCTTGTTGCGCTTGGTCGTGTTGGCGAAATACCGGGTGTCGGTGCCATTCGAAATCACGAAGAGCTGCAGGAACTTGAACAAAGAATGCTCGCTGTTGAAGCTTTCCTTGCTGTACCGGTGAATCTGGTTGAAGGCCTCCCGGATCGCCACGCCGCGCTTCTTCAGCTCGATCTGCACCAATGGCAACCCGTTGACCAGGATCGTCACGTCATAGCGATTGGCGTGCGTACCGGCCTGCTCGAACTGCTTGATAACCTGCAGCTTATTTCGGGCCATGTTCTTCTTGTCGAAGAGGTAAATGTTCTGGATGCGCCCGTCATCAAAGACGAAATCGTG